GGAGACTCTTCCACCTGAATACAGGAAGCTCTCTTTGCAGAAACTGAGACATATCTGCTTCTCCCCCTGGGCCTTTTTGAGAAAGGAGTTTCAGTCAGGCTATCTCCCTGAGATACGCTTCAGGTATTTTGGGGTATTCAGAGTATCTGAAAAAAAGGCCTTGTATGAGCTGCAGAAATCTGAGATAAGATTTGCCAAGGGATATATTACGGAGGAAGAGTATTATAGAATAAAGACCATGGTGGATAATTTAATAAAAAGGAACAACAATGAAAGTGAGTAGAGAACAAATTACGCTTAAAAATATAATTGCCTACATACAGGGGAATATAAGGTATTTCCTGTATTACAAACCCAGTCTGAAGTTCCTTATTCCTGTCCATATACGGGAACAGATTGAGTACAG